CTCATTCATGGAGGTATCCTTTAAAGGAGGGTTTAAGGCGTTATAAAGGTCATCCGCCGACAGCGCGGCGACAGGATTCATGCCGGTCAGACCGGGGTCACCGGTAATAGCCAGCATCCGAAGTTCGACAGGTTCGCCGGTGTTCTCGTCATAGCCAATCACCGGTGAAAACCAGGGGAATTCGTTATTACGCAGATGTTCAAGGGCCGGAGGGTTCCACTTCGGGCGCACCTCGAAGCCACGCTCTTCACTGAAGCGAAAATTCTCCGGTGAGGCCATCACAAAACCGGCAGCCGGTGCCTGATGCCCCTTAATCAGGGTCTGGTGGTTGTAGTCAATTTTCACCGGCTGATTGAGCGCCACAACCCGGGATACCATGCGCTCAACGGTCGCACGGTTAATCAGCCAGCCCTCGGCCGGTTTTTCCGGGCGACCGTCACGGGCCTTTACCCGACCGGCTGGCATGATCTGACACCAGTCACCGTCCCCGTCTGCGGACAGGCTGATGGCATTCAGAATGGCATAAGCAAGTTTGGGCGTGTTTTTCGTCTTCATTCCGGCAGCATAAGCCGGGAATTTTCAGGGCGGGTTTTGCGGGATTTCAGGAAGTGCTTCCAGGGGAAAAATACAAAGGCGCTTCACGCAGATTTTAAAGCCCGTTAAATACAGGTTAGAAAATCACGACACGCGCCTGAAGGGGGTAAGGTAATGCATTTGCATACCTTAAACAATTAAGGCGTTTCTGTGGCCTTTTTAAAGCGTTTTCTGATTTCGTCCATGATCTCCTGCTCTGCCACCTGATCAAAGCCCATATACGGGCGTGCGCCAATGGCCGCCGGTCCCGGTGGCATACCAGGCAGGCCACCCCACTGATGAATGGCCGCATAAGGCTCATTTGATCCAATCAGCGCCCAGGTATCGCCATAATCCGTGGTCAGGCGTCGGGCCAGATCGCCGTTCAGCGTCAGGATTTTGCCGGGCATGTATCCCTTACGGGTACGCCACTTGCGGTAAGGATCTGACCAGTCATGCCAGCGTTCGCCGTCCGGCTCTTTTTCCTGTTCAAACGCCATTTCTGACGATGACAGAAGACTCGCCGCCACACTGCGGGCCAGGTCTTTCCCTCCACCCACAAACTGAAGCCGGGCAAAGACCCGCTGGAGACGCGTAACGTCAACAACGACAGCGGCATCAATGGATGACATATTGCCTCCGCATAAAGGATGAATATAAAATAAACAGGCGGTCAGTGTACGCTTAACTGGTAAAGTCGGTGCCTGCCTCCGGGTGGATCATGTATGCGGGTTCAACCCCCGCCACTGACCGTTAATCAATATCTCCTTCCAGTACCTCAAGCATTCCACCCCGGATATCCGATTTCAGCTTATCCATATTGATAACCCGGTAAGCATTCACAATCACATCCAGTTTATCCGGCTGACGCTTCAGGCTGTACGGCGCATTAACGGCAATCTGCACACTGCTATCCTTACTTTCCACGATATACATCAGATTGTTGTGGCGTTTGTCCCACAGCACCGCTTTTGGCTTTGCCAGCATTGCCGGTAATCGACCGAAATCCTCCGGCGTCAGGGCGATACCGTCATTCTGATGTTTCATGCTGTCCGCATGGAGCACATTTTTACCGCTCATCGCCAGCAGGCGGGCCGGTGGCGTTCCCGTCCGGCTTTCCACCGCCTGCGCAATGCTTTCGGTCATAAAGCCCAGCGTGCGGATATCGTTACCGCCTCGCCGGGTTTTCATGATGTTTTTTGCCCAGATGCGGAACGCCAGCTGCCGCTCCGGGCTGTTGTTCATCTCCTGCACTACCATTTCCCGCAGCGCCGGGCTTTTCACCTCGATCAGTTTACGGATCAACGCCTGGTCTGTGCCGAACGCCGCCGAGCCGGGGTTATATGACCAGCCCACATCCGGTGTCATGGTTCTGGTGCCATCTGAATATGTGGTCACCGGCATTTCTCTGACTTCTCCGGTCTGCTTATCCACGCCAGCCTCAACATTGCGGGTGGAAAGATGATCCTGACCGGATGAAACGGATAACCCCATTGCATCCAGACGGGTCTGAGACAATGGCCGGACACGGCAGCGGCAGTTCCAGCCATTGGGTGGGTAGTGTGTATTCCAGAACGGATCGTCATAGCGGAATACCTGCCCGTTAAGGGCGGAATGCGCCGGGCGGGTGCGGCTGTCCATCACCGCCACATACTGCCAGAACGGATGCGTGTCCGTGTTGTTCATCATCTGCGTGTAACGCCCGGCATTGTAAGCCACGCGGGTGTTCACGTTGTAAATCAGCGCCAGACGGCGGGGACTGCCCAGTTGCACTTCTTCTGCGTTACCGGCGCTGTCCACCACAATCTGCTTTCCCCACCATCCCAGCTTTTGCAGGCGGGGTGTCAGTGTGCGGATAAATGCTTTCTGTGAAATCCCCTCATCAACAGCACGCTGCACTTCCGCCTGTAGTGTGGTCAGTACGTCCAGGCGTGCCACTTTTGCCGCCGTGAATGAACGGGCATGAACATCCGCGTCTGTTTCGAACCAGTTCCAGCTGATATGCGCCCCTTTGGCGCGGAAGTATGCCACCGCCTCTTTTGAGGGAAGCGTGGCGGCATAACCTAAATCAATCCCCTGTGCCATCCAGCATCCCCTTCATTTCCGCAGCAAACATGGCATCACTGAGCAGCGTCATCAGGCGGGAATCATCCATTTCACGGTAAAGGGCAGGCAGGTCTGCCAGTGCCTCCGCCAGCCCCCGCGTTCTGATGGCTTCAATGACCGGCTCCAGTACCGGGTCGATGGCCTCCTGTAACCGGCGGGCAGGCACCGCATCCCCCATGTCGTCCAGTTCATCTCGGGGGCTGCTCTTCGCTTCCGGCAGTCTGGCAGCCAGCGCTGTCTGCTCTGTCTTCTCCTGTTTTTCCGGTGGCATCTCTTTGTCTGTCTGAGCAGGTTCATTGCCACTCTGACGGACACGGAAGATGGCTTCACCGGGGGCAGGCTGTGGAATACCGGTCTGCTCCCGCACCCAGGGATCAGGAATATCCATCCCCGTACTGAGCTGCATCACCGCACTGGTGATTTTGGTGATATCCCCCGGCTCTTTTGTCTGGAAACAGATACGCGGCAGGCGACGGATATCAATGGCGTGGGCGGTGTTCAGGGCATACAGCGGATACACCAGATCGCGGTTCAGCGTGGCGGCCAGCTGACGTAAATCAGAATCCCTGATTTCCCGGCGCACCTCGTTATGCACTTCACCCAGCGAACGTGCGCCCTTGTCTCCGGCTTCCGTGGTCAGCGTGCCGCCGAGGATAGCTTTGGAGATGGAACGCTCCCCCCACGAAATCATGGTTTCAAACGGATCGGCCTGACCGTTCGCTGCCGCCTGAAACTCCAGCGACATCCCGGCCGGGATGATCCCGCCTGTACGTCGCCCGATATCCATCACCGCCCGCATCAGGGCGCTTTTCTGCTCCGGTGTTGCCCCGGACGGGTATTTACCGACCTTCATCGGCAGGCCGTACACCTCCAGAAATTCAGCCAGATCGCGCACGGAATAGTTTTTGAAAATGAACGGCCAGATAAGCGTTCTGACAAGCCCCGTCGCACCACCGTAGCCAGTGCGTGAACGCGACTGATGCACTATCCAGCCAAAGGGCTGAAACGCCACCCCGGCATGGCTGCCGTCACGCAGCCGCAGTTCGCTCAAATCATCCGGGTTAAGGCAGAAATGCCCGCTGTCACGCCAGCGGATGGCGCGGATGATGTGCATTTTACCGAGCATCCCGTGCTCAATCTCCATACAGGAATAGCCCTTCAGGATGGCATCGGTGGCATCAAACAGCATGGCATCAAACCAGTCGGCGGAATGCAGATATTCGTCGAGCATTTCCGCGTCCTTTTTCTCATTCGCGCTGGCGTTCGGGGGCGGCTCAATACTCCAGGACACCCCCTGAATGGCAAGGCGTCGCTTGCCCAGCTCTGCAAAAAGGTGGGTATCCTTTTCTTCAATGTCAGCGGCCAGATCGGACTGGGCAATCAGATCGCCACGTTCAGCTCCGCGAAGGCACTGTGCCGCCCGGTTCGGGGTGATACCCGAGGCCGGATGTTCAATATAACGGCTGGCAATCTGCGGAATATCCAGCACGGCACTCTGCATCTCCGGGTCAAAGGAGAAAGGTTTTCCGTCAAGATCAATTATGCGTCCCACTACCAGCACCCCCGATCAAATTCATGATATGCCTCATCGTCATCACGATAACCGCCCTCCATTGCCCGCGACCGCTCCGGCAGCGCCTGACAGGCTGATTCATCCAGGATGAAGCCCTCCATGTATGACGCCCGGTTTGCCATACAGAGCGCCACGGCAAAATCACCATGGCGGCGGGCGTTCACAGCCGTTGCGTTCTGGTCCTTCGTACGCCCCTTGTCGATTTGCGGGATACCGTTCACCACCTTCACATGGCGCAAATCATCAAGCGTGGTCTGATGGCGGGCGACGAGGATATTCTGATCCTCAAACTCGGCCTTCAGTTTTGGCATCCACTCACCGTACCACTTCGGCGATAACATCACGCAGTCGATGATGTCCGGGCCAAAGGCCAGCAGCGCGGCTTCGGCCAGATAGCCGCCGTTACCGGTGGCGTCGAACGCCGCACCGACCAGCGCCGGAACGCGGGTCAGGATGTACATCATCACCTGCTCCTGCTGGGCATACGGCAGGTTGCGCAGCTCCACGCGAAACACCTCGCGTTTTGCCAGGGATTCAGTGATTTCCAGCAGCACAAAGCAGGACAGGTCACCGGTGCGGGCAAAGTCTTCCCCGAAGCTGAAGCGGGAACGGGGATT